GCCTTGCCCTGGCTGATGTGCCGCAGGCTTCCCTTCCTCGGCTGCCAGCCGTGGACTACACCTTGGAGCGCGTTCGTGAACCGCTCACTGTAGGGCATGCGCTTGCTCCTCAAGAACGTCGGGGTCAGGATACCCGAGAAGTTCGTGGTCGTGGTGGCGGCCATGGGTCACATCGGTCCCGGAGGCGGAGGCCCGCCCATCGGAGCCCCCGGCTGTTCCTCGCTCTGAGGCGTTGGGCTCGACCCAGTAGCCGGCGCGTTCGCCTGTTGCTGCCTGATCTGCGGCAGTAGCATCTCCAGCTTGTGCGCCTCCCGGTGCGCCCGCCAGTGCAGACAGAACTCGAGAGCGTCCGGGTCCTGGCTCTGGAACTGAGCCTTCTCCAGCTCCTGCTTCCACACCGTGTACAGCAGTGTCTGCAAGCTCGTGCCCGGGGGACGCTGGAGCCCGACCATGACCGCCATCCGGTCCCAGTCAGCCCCGAGCACGTTGAGCGCCCCGTCCCAGTTCGCTGCGTCCTCCTTCTGCCGGAAGCTCGGCTGGAAGCACGAACGCCCGTGCTCCTCGTAGTGCGTCGGGTGGTCGTCCAAGGACGGGTCGATGACCGGGATCCTCCGGCGCTCCTTGAAGTCCCGCCACTCCCGCTGCGCCTGCTCTTCCTGGAGATCGTCGTCCACGAAGAACTCGAGGCTGGGCTGGAGGGTCTTCACGATCTTCCGGTTGACCTGCGACGTCTTGTTGGGGTCCAAGATGCCGAGCTGCACCATGTCCCGGATGGCCTCGCGCTCCGCGTCCGCTTGGTCGTAGTCCGGGGTCGGGTAGATGTCCACCTGCGGGTTGGCCTCGGCGATGACCTTGCCGTGGATGAATGCCCAGCGCTCCTCACCGTACTCGTCCTCGAACTCGTAGGGGCGGTCCTCGATGTAGAACGCCGCCATGAGTTGGAGGCCGTGGTCCCAGGCACGAACCAACGCCTCCTTGATGCGCTTGATCCTCGGCCGCCGCTTCTCCCCGCTCTCCGTCTTCAGGTACGCGATGGCCGTGGCCGCCGAGACGCCGGGGGGCACTTGGCCGCGCTCCACCTCCACCTGCCCGGACACCCGGCTCAGGTACTCACGGGCGTCCCCGATCTCCTGGTAGACCCCGGGGTTGATCGTGGTGTTCTGCATGAGCGTGAGCGGCGGCTGCTTGTCGTTCGGCTCGATGTCCACCATGACCCGGCGGAAGGGCACGGCGGAGTCCGCCGCTCGAGTCTCGAAGTTGCGTCCCCGGGCCTGGAGGTACCACGGGACTGCGCCCCTCTGGTTGACAGAGCGCACCTGCGCCTCGCGCTCGTTGATGCCGTCCTGAGCATCGAACATCCGGTCCCACAGGGACTGACCCGACGTGGCCCGACGCCCACCCTCGCGGAGTTCCCACCAGATGTACTCGAGCCGCGCTTTCTGTACCCTGCGCCCCGGCTCGTTCAGGCTCTCGACCATGAGCACGTCATCCAAGCATACGGTGTTCTGCACGACCGTGACGCACCGGCCCTGGTTCTTGACGTACTGCTTGTGATCATCGTTCCACTCCAGCCACGGCTTCCTGAAGTAGTCGTAGACGATCACATGGTTTTTGAACGCCCCAGTGTTGTGCGCGTCCTTGAACACGTCGGGGGCTCCGAACGTGGGATCCTCGGCCATGAGCGCCGCCGGGCTCTCTGAGCGGATGCGGAGCTGCCCCTTGTCGTCCCGCACCTTGTCTGGATAGCGGGCGGCCACCCAGTCCAAGGTCTCCTTGTGCACGTACACGAACTCGTCCACGTCCGACGGGTCCACACCCACCCCGGCGTCCCGGGCATAGATTTCGTACGGCCAGGGCACCACGATCTTCCAGTCGCCCTTGGGCCAGTCCATCCCCAGCGCCCCCTGCGCCTCGTCCATGCTCGGACGGTACGGCATGAGGTCCGGGTGGTCCTCACAGGAGGGACAGACCTTCTCCTTCAAGTCGGCTTCACGGGCCACGAACGGGCAGGACTGCACTGGCTCGACCCCGGTCTCCATCGAGGTCACCGGGAGCCCGCCGTTCTGCTGCACCGTCGTCTGCTCCACGAACGCTTCGATGCCCTGCGGGGGCTGGCCGTTCATGGGCACTGGACCCTGCGGCTGCTCCTCCATGGACGGCATGAAGCTCGGATGCCGTGGGCACGCCATGGACGGCGCAGGCACCCGGACGGTCTCGAGCCAGTCCTGATCCCAGTAGGACAAGAGCCACGCCCCGCCGTACACCGGCATGTTGTACGTGATGCGGTCCTGCACCACGTCGTCGGGCATGACCTTGAGCCGGTACTTGAGCGCGTGCTCTGCGCCCTTCGCGCCCTCCTTTTCGGTGAGCCCCGGGTTCTCGGAGCGCGGACGCACCCTCGGCTTGTACTCAGGTCGGCCCAGGCGCGCGCTTTCGTTCTCCCGGATGCTGCCCCCCTCGTTGTACACGGGGAGTGGAATGGACGTGGGATCGTTCGTGTCCCACTCCATGCGGATCCACTGCGAGGGGTACCGCGAGTCCCGGGTGGTGGACGCGCGGCGGAGCCACTGGTCCCCCTGGTCGTAGAGTTCAGCCTTCCGCCAGCGGGAGTGATCGTCCGCCCACAGGGGCGAGGAGCGGTATGCGTGGTCCTTGACGAAGCGGACGAGTTCGTTCTCGTCCATCTTTCCGGGGGGCAGGAGGGTCTGAGCCTTCACGCCGCGTCACCCCTTCCGTGTGGACAGCCGTGCTCGGCGTAGAACTCCGGAGTTTCGCACGCCCTTGCCACAGCTCCCGCCTGCTCGCCCTTCTTCCATGAGCGCAACTGGAGATCCGCCTGCCGACCGTTCACCGGGCTTGCGTTGCCAAAACCACGCCCCCGCGAGGACACCCGCCTCGTTGTAACTTGGTTCACGACTCCTCACCCGGGGGAAACTTGGACTTGATGTCATCCATCGTGAACGAGGGCTTGTACACGCTGCCGCGCATGGAGATGGCGTCCGGCTTCACCGGCACCGGGGGCCCATCCTCGGCCACCGGCTGATGCACGGCGCGGAAGGCCGACCGGTCCACGAGCGCGAGGTACTCCTGATCCCGGGTGTCCAGCTTGTGGCGTAGGTACGCGATCTCATTGTCCTTCGAGGCCAGCGCGGCCTGCTGTGCGGCGATCACTGCGTCCTTGGGATCGGGGCGTCCGAAGGCCATCAGTCCTCCACCGCATGAAATGTTGGTCGCGTGTACGTTCGTCCCTTCTTTGCCGGCACTCGCTTGTACCAGTGGTTGTCAGGATGCTCGCGCCCACACGGATCGCAGCCACAACGATCGCAGTGCCGCCAATGTGTAGGTGAGTGGCTAGTCGGGTGGTGCAGGAACAGTAGCTTGCAGAGCCAACATGGCACTTTGGTTACTTCCCCTTGGTCGGGCGCGGCTTGCGCGGCTTCTTGGCGGGAACAACCAGCAGGGGTGGCTCGGGATGCGAGTCGTCCAAGCACTCGTTCAGGTGCTTGTTCTCGCGCTCCAGTTCCGCGATCTTCGCCTCGGCCTCGGTCCGGTACGCCGCGAACTCGGCCCGCAGCGCCTCCAGCTCGGCAGCCGCTCGCGCGTCGTCCTTCATGCCGCCCCCTCTGGACTCACAAGTCCATGATAGCCCGTATCCAGAGCCCTAGTCCACAGTCAACCCCTGCGCCTGAACGGGTCCGTCTTCGGCGGCCGCTTCACCTGATTCACCGTGTGCTGAAGCTGTCTCCACAGCGCCTCCTGCTGGTCCTTCGGCGGAGGCAGCTCTTCCTGCTCGTCCGATTGTCTCAGGTACGCCTCCACCCCGAGGACCAAAGCGTGCGCCAAGTCCGGGCTCTTCGTGGGCAGGCTCTTCGTCTTCTCCCGCCCGCTCACCCGCTTGTCCAGCACCACCACGCGCTCCAGCGAGTCGAACTCGTACAGCGGACTGAGGAGCTGACTCTTGAAGTCCGAGCCCCGGGGGGCCTGCCACGCCCGGATCTCGTCGTCGGTGGGCAGCGCAAGCACACCCTCCCGCAAGGACTCCCGGGTCGTCCACCACAGCTCGTCCTTCCGCGAATGGAACCGGTCAGCACGCCTCGCCTTGGCCCCGAAGTTCACGGGCAGGATAGAGCACCACGCCGGGAACGCACCCTCCGCCTGCATCTGGCGTAGCCTGTCCGTGACGCCGCCTCCGAGGCCCCCGTCATCCAGCACCAGAGCCCTAGCCTGATGCTGCTTCACTGCGAGCCCGCAGCGTACCACCACGGTCATCAGGTCCGACTGCGCCAGCCACCCGGGTCGCCCATCCTCGAAGCACACGATGTTGAACTTGGCTTCCTCGATGACCCCGAACGTGCAGAGATCCTCGCCGGCCCGCGCCACGTCGCACGTGATGACCGCGCCCTTCTTGTCCTTCTTGGCCCCCAGCACCTGCGCCGCATCGAACCAGCGGCTCTGCACCACCGTCTCGCTCGCCGCGTCCGGGATCTGCCCGAGCACGTACGCCTGGTACTGCGGGCTCTCCTCACCCCACTTGTCCCGGATCTCCTCGATGTACGCCTGGCTGACACGCTCAGAGTCGAGTCCCGACACGTGGACGAGCTTCCACCCCGAGTCCTTGGTGCTCACGTCCGAGAACCATCCAGCCTTTGACAGCGGTGGCGTGCTGAGCGCACACACCTTCTGCGTGCCCGGCCCGTAGTCTGAAGTCATGGATGCGAGGAGCGCCGCGAAGATTTCGTCGGGCATCCCCTTCGCCTCGTCTATGAGCAGCAGCAGGTTCGGGCTGTGGTGACCCTCGACGTTCTCGGGCTTGTCCGAGGACTCCGTGACCAGCCGCCAACCATCCGGATCCTCGAGCGAGTAGATGCCCGTCTGCTGTGGGTCCCATGCGCCCTTCGCGAGCCAGGACCGGAACCATGTGCGGATCTCCGGCAGCAGCTTCTGAGTCAAATGGTTCCAGGTGCCCGCAGAGCACACGACGCGCGCCGGGTACCGGGTGCTCAGCCACCACAGCGCGATGATCGCCGCCGCCGCCGTCTTCCCCACGCCGCGTCCCGTGCGCACCGCCACTCGATCGTGGTCGTGGACGGCCTGAAGGATCCTCCGCTGCGCCGGGTCGAGCACCACCGGCTTGCCCACCGGGTCCTCTTCGAAGGACTCGAGGGCGAACGCTACGGGGTCGCCGTGCCAGCGGGTGAGGCAGCGCGCTACGGCCTCCTGGGGAGTGACAGGCACACCGACTACTTCTTGTCTCCGCCCTTCAGCGCGAGCAGCATGAGCTTGGCGAGCGACTCGTCGGCCCCCACGTCCACCTGCTCCCTCGGCTTGCCGCCCGCCGCGTAGTACACGGCGATCTCCTCGAGTCGCCCCGCCTTGCCGTCCAGCAGGCGCTCCTTGGCCTTCCCCTGCCACTCCTCCCCGTCGATGATCTCCTGGAAGAACTCCCGGACCGCCTTGGTCACCTTGTTGGGCGAGCCGGGAGGACGACCCCCTCCCTTCCCCATCTGGTTTCCCTTCGGGAAGGGACGCCCACGAGGCTTCGCTTTGGGCGAGCCGGGAGGCTTCGGAAATCTTAGCGGCCTGCGAGTCTTTTGCGCTTTCGGCATTTCTTGCGCGTCCATCAATAGGAGAGCGTGACGGTCCTGGTCCAACCGTAGCAAGACGCCGGGATGCCTTGGGTGACCTGGAGGCCCGCCCGCTCCATGTCATGCAGCGAAAGACTCACAACTGCGGCTCCACCCGCTTTGAACCGAGCGTCACCGGTTCCTCGTGGTCTTGCCCTTGCACTCCGGGCGGTCCAAGCGCTCCGACATCCACGAGCC